GACCTTCCCCCCAAAATTTCTCCGTCTAAATTTTTTCCCCCCCCCATTTTTTGTATTGACATTGCCCTTTACCTGTACTATCTTTGCGTAAAATTAATGCTTCTACAGGGGGTGAGTACCAATGCCTGCATGTAATATTTCGCTACCGGAACAGTACATGAAGTTGCTTCGCGAGGAAAAGAGACGGTCGGGTAAATCGTATGCTGAGATTATCCGGTGTGCGCTGGATTCCTATTTCAAGACTTTTGGAGAGTCACGATGACTCCGCGACAACTAGCACAATCTCGGAATCATCCAAAAAAGGATAGCATCATAGCGTCTAAGCCAATTACTGATATGGCGAAGATAGCGAAGATCAAAGATGACCTGTCGGGTAGGCCGCGTGACTTTGCTCTGTTCACTGTAGGGGTCAACACTGCGTTTCGTGCCTCAGATCTCTTGAGCCTGAAGGTTGGCGATGTGAAGGGTGACGTTGTTAAGAAGCGCGAGAAGAAGACTGGTAAAGTTCGTGAGTTCTATATCAACAACTCCATCAAGAAAGCGGTTGTGCCTTTGATCGAAGGAAGGGATGACGACGATTGGCTGTTTGCCTCTGAGCGCGGCGGTGGGCCTCTGACTGTGCCAGCGTTTTCGCAGATGGTGAAGACGTGGTGTTTCAGGGCGGGGCTTCGTGGGGGGTATTCAGCTCATACGTTGAGAAAGACTTGGGCGCGATTTCAGTTTGAATCGGGGGAGTCTTTGACGATGATTGCGGAAGCGTTGGGTCATGTGTCGGAAAAGGTTACACGGGTTTATCTTGGTCTTCAGGTGGAAGATATGAAAACGATGTATATGAGGGAGATATGACAATGTTAAAGGTGGGTCAAAAACTCTGGTACGTGCCGAGTAGAGGTGCGTCATACGAAGTCGAAGTTACTAAGGTGGGGCGGAAATGGGCAACGGTTGGAGAAGGGTTCAGACCAGAGCGCATTGATCTTGAAACGTGGTACGCAGATGGCTCTTCGCCTGGAAGATGTTATTTAAACCAAGAGACTTACTTGCAAGAGTTAGAGTTAAGCAAAGTATGGGGCCGCTTACAAGAGGCTATTCGCTATGGAACTCGCCCTGATGGAGTTACACTTGACGACATTAAACAGGCAATGAAATTGCTTAAGGTTTCTGAGCCATGAAACTCTGCATCAAATGTGGCGGCGAGGTCAAGAGCAAGAAGGGTGTCTATTGCCCTGTGTGTCTCAAGGTTTTGTGCCAGCCGCGTTTCAATGGACGACGAAGGGTTATCATGCCTGATTATAAAAGGAGGGCGCTGTGAGTGTTTTTGACGTTCCTATCACCGACGAGAACTGCGAGTTCCTAGAGCGCGTGACCATTATCATGGAAGGTGAGCAGTGCGATGAGGCGAAGGCCGTGGAGATTGCGAAGGAGATGATGAAATGACCGATTCCCCTGATCTCTACGCGATTCTTGAACTGATGGGAAGGCAGACAATAGCCGGCAAGGTGAGTGAGTACAGCCTTGGTGGGACATTTGTTCGCGTTGACGTTCCCGCCGTTGGTGGCAATGTAGGATTTACCAAACTGTTCGGGGCGCAAGCGATTTACGGCATGACGTTTGTGGATCGGGACGTTTGTTTGGCTGCTGCTGAAAAGTTGGGTCGAGTTCCGGTCACGGTGTACGATTTAGGGGCGGTGACGGCAGAGGCGGTGAAGCAGAGGCTTTTGGAGTCAGCGCGTGTAGATGACTATGACGAGTTGCCGTTTTAGATAACGACATAACCCGCCACCTCTACGGGCGGCGGTAATTACTGAGTTAGGGGGGAGTATGAAATTTGAGAAAATGGACGCAATACCGGGAAGCGAGTTGCTACCCATGAACACAGTTATCACTGTCGGTTTCGGTTCGGCAATGCTTCTACGGAACGGACAGCCTGTGTGGATGGAAGATTCTAGTTATGAATTTACTGAATGCCTCACGGTCAAGCAAGCAGAAACCATGGCCGCACTCTACCCCGAAGACGATTGGCGCATTCACTTCGTCGGCCCATTGTCGGAAGCGTACTACCAGCGACAAGGTAAGCAGCAATGGGTGCTGTATGAAACGGGCAAGGGATTTGCTTAACCAACACCCGCGCTGCGGGGAGGGGGGAGGATGAGTAAATACGCTGATTGGATACACGCTGACAGTGGTGTGACGTTTGCCGAATATCTCGGCATATCCACACATTGCGAATATGCTTCGGATGGTTATCGTTACGTCAATACGACAAGAGGGCTATGGGGTCCAGTACGCAAGACCAAAAAAGAAGCGAAGGCAGCATATAAGCAACTGCTCAAAGAAGGCCGGACAGGATATTTTCTTTAACCCGCCGCGTGGGGTGGTGATAACCTCTCCAAATTACCAGTATAAAAAGGAATAATTATGCCACTTTATGACTACAACGTAAACCGTGATCGCTTTGAGGAAAAACCACACGATACGATTTCATTCCCGTGCTGCTGCTGCGTAAATCAGGACAAGAGCCAATTTTCGCACCCCTGCAATGTTTGTGACCACAACTTGTCGGCACAGCCAGACGTAGACCGCAGCCACGAAGAATGCGTTGATTGTGTTCTGGAACATGCGGACCCTCCAAAATGCTCCGGTCATGCTGCTGGAGCTGTTGCGTGCGGGCACGCTGCTTTATGCCGTACAAGCCGCATACAGGAAGCACCACCTGGACAATGACTGGATAGGGTGGGACGAACTTGGGAACATACTGCTTGACGCTCTGTGTAACCAAATGGGCGACGATGGGTATCAAGCATGGTTGGAACGTGTGGCACGCAAGGAGGCACCATGAAGAAGCTACTGGTATCGGTGATGATGCTGTGGGCGGGGGTGGCGTGGGGGATTGAGCGCGAATGCAAAGACTGCTCGAAAGACGTCCCTTGTACGTACTTCACGCAATTAGATGACGGCTGCAATTATTGCACATGCCGCGCCTACTGTGTTGGGGGGAAATGGTACTCAGTGCGGGACACCTGTACCTGTACGACTATGGGATGCACCGAAGCGGACGAGGAGATTAGTAATCCGTTTAGGGAGGGTGACAAATGAGCGAAAAGAGCGACCTGCGGGAGAGGGCGAGGGAGTGGACAACAGCCTGTAGAACAATCGACCTGAATGAGCATGAGAAAGAAGGCGTGGGCATTATGCTTGAGCTTTTGCAAGCCCTCGACGATGCCGAGCGCGAGGAGAGGGAGCGGTGCGCGGTAACAGCCGAGCGACTAGGCTGCGACCAATGGGAATGTGGAGACACAATTGCTGCCGCAATCCGGCGCGAAGGGGGGAAGGGATGGGAAAAATAGTTGCTCCAAATTGGCAAAGAGAGATGTTAGCGAAGCTCGACGCAGGCCAGCCCATAGACATTACATCTGGATTCACAAAGGCCATTCAGTGGCTAATTGAAGTCATGAGCCGTAGAGATGTACCTTTTGCCATATACAACCTTGGTGCAGGGGTTAAGCGGGTTACAACCACAACAGACAAATGCCCATGCTGCAAAAAAGCGCTGGTCTAACCCCCGCCAGGGGTGACAAGGGAGGAGGGGAAATGGGCTGGAAATGTGAATTTTGCGGGAAAGAGAACGACCCGTTTAAGTGCCAGTTTGGAGAGGAACCCGCTGCATCGGCTGGTTATGATCTTTGCCCCTGCCCATTTTGCGGGGGGTCCGCTGCGTTTGGTGTGTCGGAGGATCGCGATAATGGGGAGTACGTCCAGTGTCAGAAATGCTTTGCTAGTACGGCGCTAGTTTATCCGCTGATGGAGGATGCAAAACCTATCCTGGCTGATAAGTGGAATAGAAGATCATAGCACTCCATATAACGCAACCCAACCGGCGCGCCCGGTAAAGGAGGGATGGGGATGGAAAGACACGAAGCTATTGCAAGGTGGCTGGGCTGGACTCAGCAGGATATAGAGGGAGTTACACATTGGGTATCTCCTGACGGATTAAATGCGTGTCCACGTCATTTGCCAGTCAGGTTTGATAGTGACGCTGCCGCCGTCTCACTGCTGCCGGAGTTGGTGAAGAAAGGATACGTGGTCAGCCTGTCGTCTGCTGGAGACCACTGGATTTGTGAAATATGGGATCGTTCGGAGAAAGAGTCAATAAGCGAGATGGACACCACCATCGCAGCCGCCATAACCGCCGCTATCGGCGAGATGATCGGAAGGGAGGGGAAAGAGTGAAACCAATCGAATTCAAAGGTCAGAATATGGTGCTCGGTAAAGGTCAGCCACAATACATGGAACTCCCGGCGCTCAGATGTAATGATATAGCAGGAACAACTTGGTCTTGCTGGGAACTGGACGATCAAGACATAGCCGATCTAGTTAAGAACAGGAAAATATGGCTAGGCCAACTTACATTCCATCAACCCTTTTCGCCGCAGATGGTTACTACAGTAATGCCGGGGGAGGTATCAATGGCAGTTTATAAGGCGCGACAGGAGGCACCATGACCGACGAGATGAGGGAGTTGCGGGAGAGGGCGAGGAAAGCCATTGACAACTTGAAGGGCATGAGTGGGTCAATGGCTCGTGTCGAATATGAGAATGGCAAAGGCATAGCAAAGCTGATAGAAGACCTCCTTCAAGCCCTTTCCACGGTGGAGCGGGAAAATGAACACGCCATTGAGGTTGCTGAAGCCAACATCCTTGCATCCATTCAGGACGGTGGCAAATCGTGCCATTGGTGTAGGGAGAAGGTGGAGCGGGATACTAGGGAGCGGTGCGCGGAGATTGCGGAAAAAACACACTTGACGATATTCCACATAAATGGGCAACGTGTGATGCAAGAGCGTATTGCCAACGCCATCCGGCGAGAGAAAGGATAAACAAATGCCAGGATTGACACATTTCCCAGCCTGCACCAAATGCGGCCTCAAAAACGGCCACACCGATGATTGCCCAAACAAGCCGAGAAACCCATGGATAGAGGATGAACTGGTTTTTTTTGCTACGCTGCTAGCCGAACCCGAAATAATGAAGAGTCGAGTCATTCTTAATCTTTGCTGCGAACGGGCGGTTAAGTTAAAAGCCATCCGGCGAGAGGGGGAGTGATGACTAACAAGGAAGCACACGAACGTGCAGCAGGGATGAGTTTGGACCCAACATTCTTCAGTATCAACAATATCGACCCATGTGCGGAGTATCTGCCGCCTATCACGGAAGCCACGGTACGCGGATTAATGGACGACCTCACCCAAGCACGCGCCAGGATAGCGGCGTTGGAGGGGGCGCTGAAAAGGATAGTAGACATTGCACCAAAACGGCGAGACGGTAGCAATCCGGTAGGGTGGGCGCAGATAGCACGCGAGGCGCTGGCGGGAAAGGAATGACGGGTGCGAACTGGAAAATCAAAACTCCGCGTGATAAGAACTTCCTTTTGTGGCTTTTGACTCAGGAATGCGAGTTACGAGGCCGTGGGCCATGTATGGGGCAGAAGATTTACCATCATACCTCTACAGGTGGCACATCGCTGAAAGGGTCGGATTACGATGCAATCTGTGTCTGCTTCCAGCATCACAAGGTCTTCGACAACGCTGGCAAGAAAGGTAATGGAATCTTTAGGGAAGGGCAGATTGACGCTATTATCGCCCGGAACAAAATAAAGTACGAAGCACAGACTGGCAGAAAAATTCTTGACAATTCCAAAAAATGAGGTGGAGAGTATGTCTGAGGAAGTAACCGAAACCCTATCCGGCTTTGAAGCATTGAAAGCCCTACCGATGGAACAGCGACTCGTCTTCCTCCTTCAGACCTTGGACAGACTGATGAAGTCGAATCTCTCGAAGCAGAAGCATCCGGCGCTTACGCGAAGTCAGATGGACGAGAATCACGAAAGACATGGAGCGGCGAAAGCGTATCAGGACACGTCGAAATTCGTCACAGGACTGTTTGGCGAAGAACTGAGGGCGCTGTTGATACCGAAGGAGGAACTGCATTGACTTTTCGACCGAATGAACTTGCTGAAAAACGCGCTAACGAATCAGACGACTGCCGAAAATGGACCCCAAGAGACGCGCTACTGGCCTGCCTCAGAGACTTGGAAAACGGCGACATTAATCCTGAACGGCTCGTGATAAGTTACACCGTCCGTGTAGACGAAACTTCTGTGGATTACAACTTCTACGCTGCGAACGTGACGACGATGGAACACGCAGGACTTCTTGCAATGCAATTACATAGAGTAACCGGGAGGTAACAGTGGCAACTCAAGCCGGCGAGATCGAGCACGATTCTTCATGGGTGAATTTCTACCGTCTCTACAAACTGCACAAACCTGATGGTACTGTCAACGAGTTCAAGAAATGGATGGAGTCTTTGGGAGAGTTGCAGAAGACTATCAAGGAATGCCCCTGGTGCAAAGGATTACCGGCTCTGAGGGTGCATCCGAGTGACGAGCAGCTAGTCTATGGGGTCGGCTGCGAAAACGATTTCTGCGCGGTAAATCCTGAGCTTAACGAGGTTTTCGACAATCCTGAAGAACCTATCTTGGAGTGGAACAATGTCTGACGAAATCACCGATCTTGAGATTTTCCCATCGACCATTGAAACTCCGACCATCAAGCGCAAGAAGTTAAGCAAGAAGTCCCTTGCCAAACGTCAGAAACTCAAGGAAGAACAGGGCTTTACGGGTCAGGAAATCAACATTATGAAGGCTCACTTGATGAATCCTGACGCGACCCGACTTGAAAAGGCAAGGGCTGCGGGACTTGTGGGCAAGGATGAAACGATTGCGAGTAAGGTGTCATACGCCTTGGAACGAGTGAAGGAGAAGACCAGCAACAACCTCCGTCTTCAGGAACTCCTTGCCCTGAAAAACGCCGGAGTCAACAAGATTGCCGAAGTCGTAGCCGATGCGATGAATGCAGAACAGGCGTTCAGGGGTAGGGAGACGACGATTGAAGACGGGAAACTGGTGACGAAAGAAGTCATCAAGATGTATCCCGACCATCGAGCAAGAATGGACGCGGCGAAGTTTGCTGCGGAGGCGCAACAGGCGATGCCGGAGAAGAAGGTTGTCATCGAAGAGTTCAAGTACGAACAGAAGGTTCAGTTGATAGCAGAGGTCAAGGCGAATCCGAGTATGTTGGCGGATCTTCAGAAGATGCTTGAGATGAAGCAACAGGGGGGAGAATGATATTATCATTAATTATTACATCATTTTTGGATGCCTTTAATATTGTATCAAGCGTTTATTTTTACCAACGCGGCAATATTTTATTGAGTGTGTTATTACTCGGATGCGCTTTATCAAGCATCATGATAACGCTGGTAGGCTATAATGGCTAATGCCCTTCAACAATTCGAAGACCTCAGTGCCGACCAGATAGCGGAGTTGATCGCTGACTTGAAGATGTCGGTGGATTTCGAGGAATACGCCAGGACGAAGCTCAAGGTGCAGCCGAGGGAGGGGGGCGGCTTTGAGCGTTTCATACTCAACGGTCCACAACGACTTTATGAAAAGATTGAAAGAAAAATTGTAGCCAAAGGCCGTTTAGTCAGAGTGGTTATTTTAAAAGGCAGGCGGCAGGGCATATCGACGCTTTTTTCCGGTAAGAATTACCAGCACGTTACGAGCAATCCAAGTACATATTGCATGCAAATTACACACGAACCCGCTGCGAGTGAGTTCATTTTCAAAATGGTCAAACGCTTTCACAATAATATCCCGGCAAAGGAGAGGCCGGAAGTTCTCGCCAACAACGCCCGTCTTTTGGAGTTCAACAACGCGCAAGGAACGGGCCTTGATTCTGCTTTTCGTGTTGCGACTGGCGGTAAAGATGATGTTGGTTCAGGGCAAGCAGTACATCGACTTCATATATCTGATGCCTTTAAACTGCCCCGCGAGAACGCAGAAGGTCTGATTAAGGCTGTACTGCCATGCGTACCCCCCGAACCAGGTACAGAAGTAGTGATTGAGGGTACAGCAGACGGCGTTGGGGGTGAAGTATATCGAAGATTTTGGGGGTGCCGTTACAGGTATTTTGTAAAAAGGCTGGATGATAATGGTGAACCAATAGTCGAAGAGGAAATCAACGAATCCGCTAATAAGTCAAATAATTACACTGCCATATTTTTCCCTTGGTTTATTTTTGAGCTCAATAGGATGCTCGTACCATCCGATTTTGTTTTGACAGAAGAAGAGACCGAAATAAAAGCTCAGTTTAATTTAGACGACGAACAAATGTATTGGCGCAGATACACGATTGATAATGACGCCGATGGCATTATCGAGAAATTTAACGAAATGCATCCCTCTACACCAGAAGAAGCTTTCTTTTCAACCGGAGTTCCAGTTTTTGATAACAAAAAGATTGCGGCTTTTAGAGATGCGGCAAAATCTCCCAAAGTACGGTATTCGTGTATGCCGTCAACGGGCGTATGGTACGCAAAAGAAGACGGCGAGCTTCGCGTGTGGCAAGAGCCTAAAGTCGGAGCCTCGTATATCATTAGTGCTGACGTGGCTGAAGGTCTTGAAAGCGGAGATTTTGATTCGGCTGATGTTATAGACCATCGAACAGGCGAACAAGTGGCGCATCTTCATGGCAAATGGCCTCCCAAGATATATGGTCAAATACTGGTGTCTCTTGGTAGAAGATATAACGTGGCGTATTTAGCCCCTGAGCGCAACAACCACGGCCTTACGACTGTCACCGAAATAGTTGACTCTGGATACCCTAGAATCCACATGGAGATGGTCCCTGAACCGCCAGGTAAGCCACGTAAACGGTGGGGATGGGTAACTAGTTCCAAGACAAGAACCGAGATCCTTGACACGCTCAAACTTGAGTGTATCGAAGGGACTCACGGCATAAATTGCGCCGAGACATTCAGTGAAATGCTTGGCTTCAAAAAGTGTGGATCGAAAGAAGAAGCTGAACAAGGTTGGCACGATGATAGAGTTATTTCCATAGCCATTGGAAAGTATTTACGCCTCAAGGTCCCAATCCCTCAACGTCCGAAACCATCTCATCTTAAAGAAGGTAAAAGTTCAGGTGGCAATAGGGGTGGGTGGGGCGGGTGCTAAAAATATGTTGACTACGCATATTTTTTGGTATAAAAACAGCGCATAAGTTTCACATTATGCGTTTGGAGGTCAACATGGCAATCCGTCATTCCTACACACTGAGTTCCCGCCACGAAGCAATTCTTCAGAAACTAGCCAAAAAACTGGACACGTCATTTGTCAATGTAATGGAACGCGCTCTTGAATCTCTTGAAGTAGCGGAAGCTAAGAGGGACAAGGAGATCGGGGCATGAGCGCAGCATCTGAACGATATTCAGTCAAAATGTATGGTGTACCTCTTGCCGTAAGATTTTGGGCCAAGGTGTCGGTAAAAGGAGATAATGAGTGTTGGGAATGGATGGCTGGTAAAGATAAGGATGGGTATGGAAGATTCAGATATGGGCGACAAAAAGCAAGATCCAACAAAGTAGCGTGGATAATAGCTAACGGCCCTATACCTGAAGGTTTATGGGTTTTACACCATTGTGATAACCCCTCATGTGTTAACCCCAAGCATTTGTATTTGGGCACCAACAAGGAGAATTGTAGGGACCGAGCCGAAAGGGGGCGAGGGTTTTATAAAAAAGGTGAAAATGCTTATACCAAAGGAGTCCTTACCAAAGGCCATATCCGTAGAAAAAGAGAATTAGAGGCCAATTCATGCTTATGGTAGAGGTTGACTCAATCGGTAAAGCTCAAATGCGCAATCATCGAATAAAATGGCCCACGTCCCAAAACACGCTGCACATCCCGCTCCCCGACTTCATGAAACTCCCCTGCGAGACACCAGAAGCGTTAATCACGACGCTGAAGATGCAGATGAGATTGCATGGGATAGACCTTGACGGCATGGATGAAATTATAATCAGCATCGACTTTGATCATAACGTAGTGCGTGTCGAAGCAACGTGGTCGGTGCCGTTTTGACGCGCAATCCTTTGAAATGGCATCCGAAGAGAGAGCCGGTTCTTGAGTTCAACGGGCTGATAATACATATTCCAGACGGGAACTTTGGCCCTTCGCGCTACGCAATTATTGACAAAGAAGATAACCGCGAATGGGTAAGAATTGAGATTCCTACTTGGTCAGGCGAATGGCAACGTGCCGCGTTACGACAGATTGGCGCAACCGACGAAGATATAACCGCAGCGATAGTCTATGCGAGACTTATGGGGGAGACGGTATGAGCAAATGGACGGAGTTGCGCGATAAAATTCTTGGCATAGGTACGAAGCCGGAAGACATTATGGTTTCAGCACAAGAACAAAGCCGCCTTATGGCTGAGGCTGCACTGAACGCTTATAAATCTGCCTATGATCGAGTTATAGCCTCTCCCCCCCAAACCGACCTCCATCACTATCTCCCTCGAAACCTTCCAGAAGATGCAGATCGAGTCAGGCAAGGAATTACTCTCTGCGTTGTCAGTGATGATGCGTATGGAGGGGATTGACGTAGCAGAAGCGGATAAGATTACGATTGAGATAGGGGATGAGGTCAAGGTGGGGGTGAAGCCTGCTCCGTATAGCGTTAAGATCGACTCGAATGGGTACGTAGCCGGATTTGGTCAAGGTCAAGGAATGATGAACGCTTACTACCGAGAAGCAGCGCAGCAAATGGCGATGAACAGGAATGAAAATAAAAGTTGAATGATGGTGATAATGAATATTTCTTGACATCCCCGAATGAGTTTAGGTACATTATCGGCGTCAAGGAATAAGAGTAGTTTACAACTGAATAGCTTCACCGGCAATGCGCCGTCTAAGCCCCTCTTGGGTACTGCTCTTTACGCCTTGACACCGTAAAAAATCCCAAGGGGGGCGTTTTATTTCCCCTGCCTGCTGTATGCCGTATCAGTGGGGGTTATGGTGCGACGGTGAAGAAGCGGGGATTGGCTAGCACCGACCTAGACGAATCACAGAGGGCGTCAAGGCCACCAAAGTATCGGTGCCGTACTAACGGGTCTGTGAGCGGATAAGCGAGAGGATAACTTCGCAGGACACAATGCGCGGTTCTCGTTGATGCCGTAGTTAGCGAACCTACTTCCTGAGCATTTCTATGCTTTGGGGGGTAGGGGGGGCTTGACTACGGCATCACTCAAGGGATTCATCGAGGACATCAAATAACTAAAGAAGAGATGGAAATTATTGGTGCTTAAACTTCCATGAAAATAATCTCTTGACAAATGCCAACTCGTATGAACTAATTGCGACCAATGACAAAAAAAGAAGTTGCTAAAAAACTGGTCGAGGACAAACAAAAATTTCATGGTTCCGTTACCGTGCATTATGCCGATGGGGAGCCGAAGAAAATTGAATACAAGGAAGTTCAGGATTTAAAGTAGCGCCCTACCTTTAGCGGGGGAAAAACTGGAACCGTACCAGTCTGGGCGTTAACAAAATATACGGCACCTTACGGGGGTGGAATGAACGAGATAAAGCTTAACCATGGATTTGTGGCTGTTGTTGATGATGAAGATTATAAGTCGGTAGTTTTAAGAAAATGGCGTGCGTTTAGAGTAAAAAATTCAGATTTAGTGTACGCCATAACGGACGAATATCTTGGGAATGGTAAATATAAATCTGTTTTGATGCACCGATTCATTATGCAACCTATGGACGGGGTAACGGTAGACCACCAAAATAGTAATGGATTAGACAATAGGCGGTCTAATTTAAGGTTTGCTACCAGAACGCAGCAACAGGCAAACACTCGTAAAACCAAAGGTGCTTCAAGATTCAAAGGAGTGTGGCTTAATAAGGCCAACGCAAAATGGAAAGCACATATTAAAATATTTGGCAAAAGACAATATCTAGGCCAATTTGATACAGAGGAAGAAGCAGCGAAAGCTTACAACAACCAAGCAGTAGTATTTTTTGGAGAGTTTGCAAAGCTGAATATTCTTTAGTTTCTAAAAAGGTCCTTAGAGTAAGAATCGGGGCGTTTTCTCATATCGAGATTACGCCCTTTTTTCTTTTGGAGTTCAGAATGCAAGCAATCGACGGCGTATCAAGCATCGGATTTCACAAATACAGAAGCCCCGACGCCGTCTTTGCCGAACAAGCCTCCAAGACCCCTGCCCCGCAAGATAACCCTATCATCTCCCCCCTTTCTGGATACATCGCTAAATGTTGGGACGCTGCGAAAATGGCGAAGCAGCCTATCGAACAGCAGATGCTCCGTAACCTCAGAATGGATAACGGCATCTACGAAGCTGACGTTCTGGCGGCAATCAGGGAAATGGGCGGTTCTGAAGTCTACGTCCTTCTGACCGCGAAACTCTGTAGGGCGGCGGAAACGTGGATCAACGACATCCTCCGACCGATAGACGACAAGCCGTGGACGATTCAACCGACTCCTGTGGCGCAACTTCAGCCTGACCTTGAAGCCGAAATCATGAACGAGACTGAGATGGTCTATCAGGAAGTCTTAGCTCAAATCATGCAGGCCGGGGAGATGTTCAACCTCTCCGACATCAAGGACGAGATCAGGGAATACGCGACCACGAAACGCGACAAGGCTCTACGGGAAGTGCAGGAAGAAGCCGTCAGACGTTGCGCGAGAATGTCGCAGAAGATCGATGACCAGATGACCGAAGGGGGCTTTCACGATGCACAGTGGGCCTTCGTCTCGGACTTCGTAAGACTCAAAGCCGGCATCATCAAAGGCCCGGTTGTGAGACAGGTCAAGACCCAGGAATGGGTGCAGGGGCCGGACGGCTGGAACGTCTCTGCGACGAAAAGCCTCAAGCCGACCTATGAACGAGTCTCCCCGTTTGACCTTTATCCTGCTCCTGATTCGAGAAATCCCGATGACGGTTATTTGATCGAGAGAATCCCCCTGACCCGTAAAGGCTTGTGGGAGATGATCGGTGTTCCTGGCTACTCCGAAGAGAATATCAGGACCGTCATCAAGGAATACGGCATCGGCGGGAAGAGAGAACAGCTTTCAATCGACTCTCAGAGAGCGATGTTCGACTTTGGTTCCACCGACTCTCTCTACAAGTCAGACAAGATGGACGGTTTGGAGTTTTGGGGATCGGTTCCCGGGTCGATGTTGATTGATTGGGGCATGAAAGACCTTGACCCTGAAGAAGAGTACGAAATCAACGCAATCATGGTCGGTTCCTACGTCATTCGGGCGATTCTCAATCCTGACAAGTTAGGCAGAAAGCCGTATTCGGTGGACTCGTATCATCGCGTTCCCGGTTCCTTTTGGGGCAAGGGCGTTCCTGAGTTGATGGCAGACGCGCAGCATCAGGCGAATGTCGCGGGTAGGGCGATTGCCAATAACGCAATGCTGGCTTCAGGACCGATCATCGAAGTCAACACTGATAGATGCGGTGAAAACGAAAAGTTACACCCCTGGAAAATCTTTCAGTCCACCAATTCACAGATGTTGGAAGCTCCCGCCGTCAGAGTCTACAACATCCCGATAGTCGTGCAGGCCCTTCAAGCAGTCTTGGAAGTCTGGTCAACCATTGCTGAAGATCAGACTGGGATTCCACGATGGGCTTACGGTAATACCAATATCGGCGGTGCAGGGACTACGTCTTCCGGTCTTTCCATGCTCATGACTTCCGCTTCCCGAAACATCAAGGAAGCAATTGCTCACATTGATCGCGTCTTCGCTGGCTGTGTCTCTCGGACCTACGACTTCAACATGCTTTACGACTCGGATGAAAGCATCAAGGGAGATGCGAAAGTCGTGGCAAGGGGTTCCGCAGGGTTCATGGCGAAGGAACAGAAGACCGTTCGCACGAACGAGATCCTTGCTGCTACCAACAACCCGATAGACTCGCAAATCATGGGTATTCCTGGCAGAGCAAAGTTGCTCAAGGTGGCGCTGCAAGGACTCGACATTCCGGTTGACGACATCATCCCCGATGAAAATGGACTCAAGGAGATCATGGCGAAGATCGAGGAACAGCAGAAACAGCAACTCCTTCAGTTGCAACAAAAAGGATCTTCTCCGATGGGTGGTTCTCCGACAGGCATGAACGGGCCGTCTCCCGGTCCCGCGCCTCAGACTCTCGATCCTGCGGGGAATCCTGCGGGTGGGGCTGATATGCAGGGGTTAGCGGCATGACAATGATCGGCGATAACGAATACGGGATTCCTGAAGTCGTCAAGGTCGATGCCTTGACAAATGACCTGGTGGTTATCACGCAGGACCATCACGGCATTCACCAGAAGATTGCTTTCACGTTGGCACATAAGTTTGCCAATATTGCCCCGGCAGGGACCGCGTTTCTCTATTTTGTGACCCCGGCAATCACTAGTGGGCTGGTGCATTTCAAGCCTTCGCTGTTGACGAGCGATGGCCCGAATGTCGATGTCGAGATGTACGAAGGTGGGACGGTAGCAGCCAATGGAACGGGACTGACACCAATTAATCGGCATCGGTACAACCCGGTTGCTAGTGCGATGGTAGACACCTTCTTTCATACTCCGACTACGCCAAGTCCGACTTTAAGGATCGACTCCGACTTTCTTGGTGGCGGGACGGGAGTAGGCGTCAGCAAAACAGGGGCGGGGGCTATTGGAGAAAACGAAATCGTCCTCAACCCTGGGACAAAGTATTTCATCAAAGTCACTAATAACGGTGCCGGGACTGTCAACGTCCATCTCAAACTATTCTGGTACGAGGAAACATATTGATAACCGACACCAGACTTCTAGGCGAGTTGAATGAACTCAAGGATTCGCGCTTCTACGAGCACCTTCTGAAGTTAAAGGAAGATGCCAGTGAAGAAATCGACAACGCCGCTTCAGACAGAGTGGCGAATGTCGCAATCGGCAAGCGAAGAATCCTGAAAGAGATCATCGAAGAAATCGACAATGCCTTGGGTACTTTCCAGACGCTCAAGGCGAAGGAAGCAACCAGCAAAGCAGTGAACATGAGCAAGACATTCTGACCGGGATTCCAGCCCTCTGGCCCCGGCATTTAACATTGGGATTCGCTTAAAGCGCCCCTTGGAGGCAGTAAATGGAAGATGGAGCAACGAAAGCCAGAAAAGAAAAGGAAAGGTTAATCAAGTTGGAGAAAGAGCGCATTGCAGCGTTAGCCGGCGAGACTGACCAGGCAAACGAAGTTGAAACCGAAGGGACTCCCGTTGTGGCCCCTGAAGTCGAGACTCCCGTTGTCGAGGTTCCTCCCGATCAGAAGTACGACGCGCTCCTTGCGAAGTACAACTCTGAAGTCCCGCGCCTCCATTCGTGGAATCGGGAAAAGGACGAGAAGATTGCGACCCTGACCAACGAGATAACCAACCTTCAGCGCCAGATCATCGAATTGCAAACGGCATCGGTCCCTGAGACTGACGACGAAGGCAAACCGCTGTACCGCTCTCCGCACGTCACTGATGAGATCCGGAAATCGGACACCTATCAGTATTACCTCGCGGAGTTTGGTCAGACCTACGCCGAACGTCAAGCCGAAATGTCGATCCTGGCCGCGCAAAATACGGTCAAGCCTGTCGAGGAAAGAATGAACTCGAACGAGGCTGAGACTGCCGAACAAAGATTCCACCGGGAACTCCACGAACTCTGCCCCGACTGGATCGATGTCAAGCGAGGCATCAATGTAGACCCCGCTTTTGTCGGCTGGCTCAACGAGACGTTTGCCCTGAAAGCGTTTCAGGAAGCAGCTTACGAAGGCGACATCCACAGCATGGCGAACATCATCAACCGCTTCAAATCAACCATCGAACTACCGGAACCCCCTGTGAAGCGAGAAATACCCGCTCATCTGGCCGCTCCTGCAAAGACAGGCGGTGGCGCTCAGACGATCATCGAGAACAACAAGGGAAACGTCATGAAAATGACCGACCTTGAAGCCTTGTATAACGACTTTTCCAGAGGACTGTATCGTGGAAAAGAACAGGAGTACGAGGCGAAGAAGCGGGAATTTCTGCAAGCTAAGGCAGAGGGCAGACTGGTTTAAGGAGAGTCACAATGTCTGTCAATCGAGTAGCAGGTTATCCCGATCTTTCCAGTTCGGGAGCAAGCGTTTACACCCCGGCAATTTACGCGATGGAACTTTTGGAGAAGTTCTATCTCTCCACCGTTTTTGCTCAAATCTCCAATTCCAAGTACGAGGGAAGCATCTCGAAACAGGGCGATAAAGTCATCATCCGGACTCGCCCCGACGTGACCATCTTCGATTACGTCAAAGGGATGTCGCTGCGTGAGCATCGTCAGACTCCGGAATCTTCGACCGTTGAACTGTTGATCGACAAGGCGAAAGCCTATGCCCTCAACATTGACGACATCGACAAGATTCAGAACGACATCGATGCGATGGCCGCTTGGGCCGAAGACGGCGGCAAGCAACTCGCTATTTCCATCGACCGTTCAATTCTCAACGCAATCGATGCCGATGCCGCCGCCGCCAATACCGGCGCAACTGCCGGCGCAATCTCTTCGTCCTACAACATGGGCGTTACCGGGACTCCTGTCGTCATCACTAAAGCCAATGCGCTGGACGTGATTCAGGATATGTGCTCAGTCATCTCCGAACAGAACTGCCCTGACACCGACCGCTGGCTGGTCCTTCCGGAGTGGTGGTTCAACCTGCTCAACAAAGGCGACCTCAGAAGGGCCGATGTAACCGGCGACCAGACCAACAAGGTCATTCGCAACGGCTACAAAGGTCAGATTTCCAACTTTGACCTCTACGCCTCCAACAACTACGCCGGGGTTACTGACGGTGCCATGACCTGCTGGAACGTGGTCTATGGTCACAAGTCGGCCTTGACCTTCGCTTCCCAACTCATCAAAAACCGCACCTTCCCCGACCCCGATTCCTTCGCAACCATCATGGACGGCCTTCAGGTCTATGGCTACGAAGTCGTCAAGCCGACCTCCCTGGGTGTTTGCTACGCCGTTAAAGGTTAATCTCTTTCCCCCCTCGCTTTCATAGGAGGGGGCAACTTTACAGGAGACATAGTTATGGCAGCTTATCCTTCGACTACGACCGCCGTGAGCACTGAGGCAGTTGTTGCCCGTTCTCAGGCGAATCAGCCGTTCATGATCGAGAAGACGTTTGATCTCGACACCCTTCTTTCCGCGAAGATCGCCAATGCAGACATTATCAACCTCTTCACCCTGCCGGCGAATCACGTCATTCTTGCAACCAGAATCAAGATCATGGTTGCCAACGTAGGGGCTGGCGGGACTTCGACCCTGAAGCTTCGTTTCGGCACTACTGATGTTTCAGCGACCGCCGACATGCTGACCATTAACACCGTGGCAACTGGTGGCTCGGCAACGACTGCCCTCCCGCTCAACGTCGGGACTTCCGATGTCCTGGTGAATCTCGTCGCTGCTGTCGGTTCCGGCACGACTACCACGAATCCCACCGTCCTGGTGAAAATGCTCGTTTGCGACATGAGCTAAGGGGGAGATCATGGGACAGATATTTGAAACCATGACGTTGCAGGGCGACGGTACGACTGCCCACAACGTCCTCCAACTCGACGTTCGGGATGATGCCCTGCTTGTGGAGGGTACGACCATTCCGACAAACGGAGGGGCCGGCTACGCTATTGGGTGCCGGTTCGTCAAAACCAACGCTGGTGCCGGTCAGTGCATGGAGTGGGTGAACCACGGCACTGCTTCCTCTTGCGCGTTCCGTCCTGCCGGCCCCATCAATGGGTACGGGTTCAACCTGGCAAACACAACTGCGTTTGCTAACGGGACTGCTGGCCTTGCCGTCTCTCTTCCGGCGCTGGTTCTTGCCTCTGACATTGCCTTGGCAAGTCACGCCACTTCTGACGACAATGACCAGCTTATCTCAGTCCTGGCAACGCTCAACACCGTCACGATTACCAACAGCGCCGATCCGCTGTCGGCTCATTCGACACAATACGCGCTGCTGCGTCAAGGCGGATTCCCCGGTTACGACATCTTTGCCGCCGGGACTCATACGACTGTTGGAGGCGCTGCCGCTGAAGCCATCACCATTACCGGGGCTTTGGCTACTGACATTGCTTTGGTTCAGTACGCTGCGACTGACGACACCGATACTATTTCCCAAGCCGTCATGACTGCAAACACTTTGACGGTGACAATGAGCGCGAATCCTGGCACAACCCATGCGCTCCATTACTGCATCCTGCGTCCTCGCGGTTCTTTCAAGCCTTCCCACTACGTCTTTGCGGCAGGTACGCATACGACTGTAGGCGGGGCGGCTGCGGAAGCGATTACGGTCACAGGAGCACTGGCGACGGACGTGGCAATCGTCAATTACGCCGTAACCGATGACACCGATGCGATCAGAAAAGCCGTAGTCACTGCGGATACTCTCACGGTGACAGCCTCGGCAGATCCATCCACAACCCATGCCTTCGCCTATGCAATTCTCAGGGCGTACTAAAGTTTGACTGTTGAAAGACGGGGAGAAAGCAATTTCTCCCCTGATTTGAGCAACCAAACAAAAAGGAGATCCCAGATGAGCAAGATATTCGACGCAATCCAGATAGGTGGAATACCAGACCTGAAGGGTGGACAGCGCATCACCACGTTACTGTATGACAACTTGGGAGACATCCTGTGGGCTACTGGTACGACTGTCCCGACCAACGCAGGAGTCGGCTTTGCCAAAGGTTGTCTGTTCATTGACACGAACGTAACAACCGGTACGACTGGCCTTTACTGCAACAAGGGAACTCGCCTTTCCTGTGAGTTTACCGCTATTACTCAGGCATAACTATGGCAACCATCGTAACCAATGGCGAAACAACTGGCATGTCTGATGTTCCTCCTGAATACGGAGTGAACTACAAGGAGCCTATGAAATCTAAGGAGGCAGCAATGAAGATCGATCTTTTAAACCCACCGAAATATCTGAAGCAGACCACGACCGGACGTATCTATCCCTTTTCTCCGTTCAAGGCGAATCGTGATGACATGGAACCGTATGAGATGCCTGTCGAAGAAACTCCTGTTCCCGTGACTGCAGAAAAAGCAAAAGACATAGTAGTGCCGCAGGAAGAAACGAAAGAGGCTTTAGAAGGCGAATTTGACCGCCTGGAAATCATCAAGGCTGCAATCGCTCAGATTCCCGTCGAGGCTTACGGCAAGTCTATCGGCAACAAGCCTGCTCTGCCGAAAGTCAAGGATGTTTCCGACCTGGCTGGCTTCAAAGTAACCGCTGCTGAAATTCTGGGCATCATCAAGGGGTAACGCATGAAACGCGGCACTTTACCGATCATCGCAGCTTTTGGGATTATCGCCTGTGTTGAAATCCTCCCTCACGTATGGGCGGGAGTCGCACTGCCGGCGAAGACTGATGCCAACAAGATCCAGGGGAAACGGGTCGAAGCTCCGACCGCTGGTGATGACGGTAGTGCTTTGGTCTACATCAATGCGTCGAGTGCCTACAAGCATAGGCCTAATGCGGCGGCAAGTGTTGCGGGGAAACTCGATGAAGCAACTTTTGCCGCTTATACCTCTCAAGACAGGCTTCTTGCCTCTATATTTGCCGCATACACCTCGGTTGAACGTGCTGGCGTTACTACCCATGAAAGCCTTACAGGAAAAGATGCTTCCGACCAACACCCAATTAGCAGCATCACAAACTTGCAAAGTTCGCTTGATGACAAGCTAGGCAAAACTATCTTTGACACGTATACGTCAACTGAACGGCTAACTGTTGCCGCATTTACTGCGTACACCTCTCTCAACAGGGCCGGGGAAGGGGGCGTTGTAACACATGAAAGTACTACCGGCAGAGACAGCGCAGACCAACATCCAATAAGCAGCATTACTGATTTACAGAGCACTCTCAATGCGAAACAGTCGACCGTAACCGGGGGAGCGACTACTATTACCGGAAGCGACCTTACCGCAAGTCGGGCGCTTGTCTCTAATACTTCGGGTAAAGTCGCAACATCTTCCGTGACCTCGACTGAAATAAGTTATCTGAGCGGGGTAACGTCTTTAGTCCAGAATCAGTTTAACGGGAAGATAGGTACGTCAACGGCCTTTGGCGGGGATGTCTCAGGGACGTATGGGGCTATTGTAGTCGGTGACGATACGCACAATCACACGTCTTCGACCATCCCTTCAAACTCGTTTACGGCGGCGGGTCTGGTGACTTCGGGGGCGGGAAATGCCTCGAAGGTCTGGAAGACTGATGGTTCAGGGAATCCGGCGTGGCGAGATGATTTAACTGGTTCAAGCCCGACCTTCGACACGGTAGGCGGGGGAACGAATACATCTTCTACGATGACCTTGGGTTCAGGCGGGACATTGACTTACTCAGGAACAGGTGTCGTCAATGCCAGTAAGTACAAGGGCGAAACCGGCCCGAGTGCGGTGGAGTTCGCCTACCTCTCCGACCTGGAAAGCGCCATTCTGGAAGTTAACGATGTGGTGAATAACCTGACGGCTGGCGGTACTGCCGTCCCTTTGTCGGCTGAACAGGGGAAGGTGCTGAACACCGCTTTCAAGAATTACACTACTACTGACCGTTTGCCAGTTTCCGCCTTCACCTCCTACACCTCCGCAGGCGGGGGGAGGGTTACGCAGGATGAGGTGGCGGCGGGGTATAGCCCGCTTGCTAAGACTGCCAATTATATTGATGCTAAGGCAGACTTTGGTTGCACTGGTGACGGTTCGACCGATGACACAACCTGTATCACTAATGCCCTTGCTTCTGCCGTCAGTACAGGTAGGCCGCTTAAATTTATAGACGGAATATTTAAGACTTCTGGTGGGTTTCTCATTGATGACCCTATAACCCTTGTAGGTGAAAATGCTACCTTCAGATTATCGGCCAACGCTACTCTTTTTGATGTTTCAGTAATCGACAATGTGAGGATGGGTGGGTTTGCTATAGAGGTGCCAGATGCCAATACAGCAACGACACTTCGCGTTTCTTCCTCGTACTCTCGCGCAGTGGGCAGGGGGTGGGGGCCGATACGGAACCACCGCTATCACGATATAAAAATTTACACCGCAAGTGCAATAGATTGGGACCCGACAACCGGCGCGGCGGGTGATGTATCACTTGAACCTGCGTGGACAGGGATTGAGTTCTGGATAGATACCACGGATGGAAGAAGCGGCATTAACTATGTCGAACTTGAAAATATCCACATCGAATTTCCTTATTACGGGATAAAAAACACCAAAGCCGGGACTACTCCTGCAAATAATGCGTGGATGGCGGGTAACAGCTTCAAGAATATAGTTATCCACGGGGCCGAGGCTGCATATTATTCCAGAGAAGTAAATTTCAACGCCAATACGTTTAACCACTTTATGATTCATCCCCTCCGCAACGATGCCAATATTGGCCTGGATTGGGATGCGTGGTGTAACTCCAATGTTGTAGAAATGCAAGTCTTTAACGATTCGGGATGGAACGGGCAAACAAGGGGAGATTTTAACCCACTTTCTTTTAACGGTGGAGTTGGAAATATTGTCACGGGGTATCTTGAATATTCTACGGCAACCCCTCCCTCCGGGCTTGAAGATAATACCGTAATAGCCGACCTACTTGAAACCGACACAAGTCTATGGAGCCCTCCCACCAATGTTAATCAGTATAAAAGTATCGCCCAAATAAGAGCGCCGGTAGCTATCAAGGGATACACCTCAACCACAACTGGCGCTGTGGATGACCCAACTGCTTTGAAGGTAGTGCGTGAGTACACGTCCACCGGAACAAGTAATATTATGTCTGTCTTTGACGTGTATGGCGATATCGTTCGTTTTATGGCGCGTTCTGCTAATGGAACAGAAGCGACACCGACCAAGAAACTGGCCGACGATGTGCTGTTTGCTTTTGGCGCCAGAGGGCATACCGGCAGTGGTTGGCCTAGCTTTGCCACAGCGCAGATGCAATTCCAGGCAGAAGAAAATATGGATACTGGTCTAGGGACTAATATTAGATTTTTGACTACTGCCGCTGGTAATCCTGCTATATCCGCGCCAACTCTGGCGCTAAAGATCAACTCTGGACAGCGCAGTATCTTCAGTACTAACGGTGCCTATTCTGACGATGGTACATCGAGGGTACAGGTAGACGGTACGGTTAAAGCCACTGCTTTTGCTGGTGACGGTTCAGGGCTGACCGGGATAGGAAGTGCTGTCAACCTTGCCAGCATCGCCGCCGGTGGCACTGTTTCCTGCGACAACACAATAGTTACTATTACCAGCGGTGCGGCTGGCGCAGATACCACTCTCCCAGCAGACTGCATTGCAGGAAAAATTCTTACCGTTAAAAACAGTTCCGGTGCTGCGCAAGACATTATCGCGGCAAGTGGTTACATAGACGACACTCCGGGTCTTGAATGGCGCATACCTTCTACGGGTACGGGGCAGTTCATCAGTGAGGGAACAACTTTAGGCTGGCAGGCGGTGAAACATCCTATTCCAGACTGTGACAATGCAACCACCAGCAAACTTCTTTATGACGTAACGACTAACACCTATACCTGTGGCACTGACCAGACCGGCAGCGGCATAGCGGTCAATGATACCTCTGTCACCATTTCAGACACCGGCACCGGGTCAAGTATCACGACAACCGTGGACAATGTGCCGGCAGCGATCTTCTCCGCAAGCACATATGGAATTGGCACTATAACACCACAGAAGGGTGTTGATATTTACGGGGGGGTAGATACGCGAGAGTTCATGGTGAGAAGGGAGAAGACTCTTGCCTCCGGCGGTGGGCTGGTCTACCTGTTCCACAACAACGCTAAGTCTGGGCCTGATTTTGTGTTGCCGAGCGCAGCAGATCGCTTGGGAGGTCTTGTCTTTGGTTCATTTTCCGGTACGGAATCAGCAGCAACAGCTAGAAACGGTGGTGCAATATTGGCATATGCAGAAGATGAATATGTTGGTGGAACCGATCACAGTACTAACATCCGATTTGAAACCACCCCTGTTGATTCAGCGACCAGAGCCGAAAGGCTGCGAATACAAGCAGATGGAAAGCTGAGAATGTCAAATCAATCAGCCCCCGCTACCACCACAACAGCTTGCACCGCTGGCACGTTTACCTTTGTCAATGACTATCTATACCTTTGCACTGCTACCGACACATGGAAACGCGTGCAGATAACCGGGACTTGGTAACAGTAACACCCCACCATCACCGTGGAGGACGCATGGTGGCGGATAACGACACTTCAAACACTGTGAGGACACCATGAAAAAGACTAAGCCAAAACCGAAGCCAGCGCCGAAACCGAAGCCCAAAACCTACTACGCCTAAAGGAGCCGCTGATGCCGCCGACTAAAGATCATCTCTGCCAGGAACATTCAGGCATCCTTATGTGGATGAAAATCAACGTTGCCATTGGGACAGTAGCCGTAGCGATGCTGGGTTACTCGTCGTTCGTTCAGGTGCCGAACCTTCGATACGACTTGGCGAAGGAAATGATGCAGATGGAAACCGACCTGAAGAATGAAGTCCAAGCAATCAAGGACCGGGTATCTATTCTTGAAACTAAACTGAGGTGACATTATGTGCCTGAATCCCTGTGAACATCAGCGTCGATACGGTTGCTGTCTAAGAGATTGCCCCAACTGGATACCGCCAAAATGAAAGCCGTCCCGCTCGCTATAGCAGAAGCCGTCAACCTCTGCCACATGGCGCGGGATTGGGCGTATGGGCCGGGGGAGCATCAGATTGTTGATCGGTGCGAACTGTTGCTACAGATGGCGATTGACGAGTTGTTGGAGATGAAACGTGACCCTAAAAATGTTCCACTGCGAACATCACAACTATGACAGATGGGTGCATTGCGACTGGAAGGAGTGCAAATAGTATGAGCAGGATAGACAGTCTCGAACCGGAGTTTGCGGAGAAGGTCAAGGCGCTGATAAAAGCAACGGAGATGGCGACGCAGCTTAAATGGGTCATCACTTCTGGCAGGCGCACGATGGCGGAACAACTCAAGCTGTATAAGCAAGGAAGGACGGCACCGGGGAAAGTTGTGACCAATGCTCGTCCCGGTTCATCGGCTCACAATTTTGGACTTGCCGCCGACCTTGCCCCGATGCGGAGAGATGGCCGTATCTGGTGGGAAGCGCCTAAGTCGGTATGGCAGAAGATGGCCGATATTGCGCGGGAGATGGGAATGGTGTCGGGCTTTTATTTCAAAACTATTTACGATGCGCCTCATGTCGAAGATGCCGGATGGAAAACGGTACAAGCGAAATGGAAAGCTGGGGAGATTCACGTAGCATGAGCTACTGCCCACACCACAGACGCAACAAAGCGCATGGCATGGAGCCGTGCTGCAAGTATTGCCAATGGAGGGATGAATGATGAAGATAGCGTTCCGCAAGAAGTGCCACACCATTTACAGCCGGATTATCTGTTTCTGGACTTTTGGCAAGTACTCTCATTCGGAAATCGTCTTCTCCGATGGCAGAAGTTTTTCTGCTGACGAGTCTGATGGTGGGACGCGCTGGAAAGACGGGATAATGACCGATGACGAGTGGGACTTCATCGACATTCCTTGCAACAAGACTCAGGAGAAGGAAATCCGTAAGTTCTGTGAAGGAGAAGACGGACTGAAGTACGACATGGTAGGCATCGGCTTTTCCTTCCTTCCCATTCCTATTGGCTGGCAGTCGGCAGAAAAGTGGTTTTGCTCAGAGATATGCGCGGCGGCGTTGCAACAGATTGGCTATTTGGTGGGCTACACTCCTTCGAGGATCAGCCCGAATAAACTGTACTCCCTGCTCAAGAATGAACGGCGACTTCGTATTAAGTCGTTGCCGTTATCGCTTCTGCTTATTGCCCTCACTGGCTGCGCTTCCGTCGCCTGTCCAAAAACCGTCCAGGTTGAGGCAGGAACCGGCGTGAGACATGAGGTGGGGGAAAGCCCTATTAAAACCAACACGGCCATTGTACGGGCCACATGGGAGTTGAGGAAATGAAATACGTAATCGTTGCACTACTTCTCTTGGTAACTTCTGGTGCATATGCCGAATGGGAAGGTTTCAAGTTTGTCAACGAAGATAGGCATACCTGTGAGTATGAAAACGTGACGCGCCTTGTAAACGAAGGCGATGCCGCCTG